GTTAGATTAACGAAAGCGGGATCCTCTATGAGGCGCCAACTAAAACTAAAAGTGAGACACACACTTTTATAACAGGAACAACACACCCACGTGGGATGTGAAAACTGTTATAAGTTTTACAATCTTATTCTAAAACACTAGGGTTATAGAGTGGGTGTTTCAATTTCTGGAAAACAATTATGGTCCAGAACTGAGGCTATAGTATTACAATTAAGTGGTGTAAACAGTGAATTGTAGACCGGGGTAATCAAAAGTTGGGTAAGATACAGATGGACGAGAATAACTAATATTAGAGGTATTACAATGTACGGTTATTTTAATATTCTGGTCGCCTGATCCAAAAGTTGATCCTGTTGGAGTCGGAAAAGCCAACACAATGTACCCAAGTTGGGCAGGTGAAGGACTTATACTATAGTCGACTATCGCTTGTTGGATAGGGTTATACCATTTGATGGGCAATTCTACAGATGAATTCCAAAAGACTTCTTGAGTGGAGGAATACATTCTTAGGGCGGATTCGGCTTTAAGGGTAGAAAGGTCAAAATCAGGAGGTACTTGTGCAAGATATACAATTCCGGGAAGAACAGAACTAGCTGTGAGAGTAACTTTGAAAGTAGGCTCTCCTTGCCAGAAACGGTATTTCTTTGCAGAGGTAACTTCCATTTTGCCAAAGGCATTATGGGAGATAGGAATAGCAATAAATCGAAGGTTTAAGGTTAAAGGAGTGGAGATAGCTCCAACAAAATGATAATCTTTTTCAATTTGAGTTTTTCCTGTTTCAAGAGAACTATGGATACGGGATGTTTCCATAGTAACTCCATCGAGTTTTGTGGGTGAACGTGTTTCGAGTGATTGATTTTCTACTTGTTCGGTAATGGTTTCAGATTCAATACCCTGAAGGATACCATCAGTTACCTTTGGCTCTGGTGGAGTAAAGATAAGTGATTCGCGTCCATTCGAAGGTTCTTCCTCTGGGATGGGTGTGAGTGATGATTCACCAGTTCCTGCAATTCTCATAAACGGTAGTCGCCTATCAAATATGAGCTTGTCTATTCTGGAACACTGACAGGGTGCAATCGCACATTTACTACACATTCCAAGTTCATTGAGAACTGAAGCGAGTTCTGTGGGTGCAGCCGGTTGAGCTGGGTTATAGTCAATCTTGTGGTGATATCTAAGTGTAGATGTATTAAAGAATACGAGGAGTTGCATACCTGCTTCATCAATTTGTCCTGAAAGAATGGCAAGAGTAAAAGGAATAGTAATTTGTGTAACAGCAGGAGTTTCGAAATCCCAATAAGGTGCTACTTTTAATTCCGAGCAACTAGGATCCCATTCTGGTCCGGGAAGTTGCATAACGTCTTCATAATTTGAATATGTTCCTTGTACTAAACGACATAAAAGATTGGAGAAAGGATTCTTATTTGATTTAATTACAATTAAAGGCATATGTGATTTGAGATAATGTCTTAAATATTCTCTTGTATTAATATAAGGGTAAGTTGCAGCTACAGTAGATAAATTAAGTGTAAAATTAAATAATTGATATTTATTTGTAGATGAAACAACAATTTGTTGTAAAAACATAAGATGATGATCTTCTCTAGGACTATGATCGAACATTTGTCCATAGGTTTTCTGTGCTTTAGTTGAATTTGGATTATACTGATATTCAAATATTTGTTCTTGTCCTTGAGTAATTTGAGATTCATAATGTTTAAGAATAGCTTTATAACCATTTAATTTAGCAAGATTTTTAGATTTAGCATAAGTAATAAAAATAATTTTGTCATCGTTAGAAAGTAAAGTATATTTAATAATATCTGGATCTTGAGAAATAACACATGTTTTAAAAGTAGTTTTAAAAGGTTTTGGAAGTATATTAAAGCCATTTGCAATTTTAGAAATAGGATTGGTAATAGAAGAGTTAATTTCAATGAAAGGTGGGAGATTTTCAAAATTTACCGAATCAATATATTCATCCCTCGGAATTTCTTTTGTTTGAGGAGATGAATCTATCTGCAATATTCCTTTAAGAGCAGCAGTAAAGACAGGTGGTTGGTTACCTATATTAAACCAATTTATTCCAAGATTAGTACCTAAACGTGCAGAGAAATTGAAAATTAAAGTAACAGGATAAGTTCCAGGTTGGAATAAAACAGGGGTAGAAGCGCCATAACCACTTAAATTTGTAGAAGCTTCTGTGAAATAATAAAGTCTACCTACAGTTGTTGAATCAATTTGTAAAGTAAGATCATGTGATTTTGCATCTGAATTTGTTCCAAATTCCCTACCACATATATATGTAGGTTCTAAAACTTCAATATTTCCTAATGTGATTGTAGATGCAGGGTAAGTTGCTCCAGTAGAAGCAAGTGTAATTGCACCCGAAGAAATAGGTGGAGGTTCTGTTGTAACTGGTTGAGGAACATAAGTATACATTTTATAGGGCGCAAAATAATATGAAATAGACAATGGTGTATCGTTTCCTGTGGAAGTAACAAGTTCTGAAATATTCTTAACATTAATAAAACCAAAAGAATCTGATAGTTCTGATTCAGTAGACGCAATATAATTAGGATTTGACCAAGGCATTAAAACAAAAATTTCATTAGCTTTAGAAGGGAACCATGAAAAACCAATTTCACTTATATGTCTACTTGTTGAAAAATTAAGTTTATTAAAAGATCTTGAAACCCAAAATGATTGAGCTTGAGAGAAAGCGGGTTTACAAATCAATCTAATTAAAATATGGGAATTAAAATATTTAAAAGGTAACATATAATATCCAGTTCTCATAGAAAGCGCAACAGATTCTGAAATGACAGGATCACCACCTACTGATGTAGATTCAAATCTATCTGACCACACATGACCTTGTTCTGGGAGACAAACTCCAGGAACATAATCATGTTGGACATCTAGTTCTATTTCTTCATCAGTAAGGATTATCACTGGTTTCAAACCTGAAGGTGTCATTAACTTACGTATGAAACGTGAGTCAGTGGCACCAGGAGGCATAGAAACGTCAATAGCTTGATTAGCTAAACTGGATTCCCCAGATTGGATAAGTTGAGAATGAGGTAATACATGAGCCTCATTTGAAGGTTGTTCATTAACGAGGGTATCGGTTTGGTTGTGGTACTTAGTACCTGAATTAACAGTTTTCGTTGAAGAAGACATGATAATCTTTAGTTCCAAATTTTAACAGGGGGCCAAGAACGTTTTATTGATATCTATTCATTAGGTCTTGATAGTAGTCGGAGTATTTAGGGTAAAAACCCTTAATATCCCGGCTAAGTTCACATTTACGGATACCCCTCTGTAAACAAGTTGCAAAATGTGTGAAATATTCAGTTCCATGCATAACAGCTTCCAATAGTCCTTCTTCAATTAAATCTTTATGAGTCATTATATCATTAGGAGAAATATTAGTCCAATTAAAACGCATTTCAATAGAATCAGTTTCAATAGGGGCAAATACAATACTTGGAGAAATTACTTTAAACTTCCTCTTTAAGAAAGAAAGTTCTTCAATAGGTTTCGTAGCACCATCTAAACTCTTGGTTGCGTCGGTATAGTCCTGTTCAAGTTCATCGATCATAATTCTTGCAACATTAGCAAAATTATAACCGAGCGCTAGATCAGCAGTATACACAATATCATCACCAAAAGCTCTTATGGTAACATTGTCAAGAAATTTATTTAATCAATAATAACCAGTAATTTTGATAAAACAATACCAATGATACAAAAAGTTAACAATAC